TGTATCTGCATCTACTATCAATATTTGGTCGTAATCTATATTATTTGCCTCCAATATATCAAACATATAATATCGTTGCCAAGTTATTTTCATTTGTTCTATTGGTAACAATAAATCGTTCCATACTACAAGTTCACAATTATATTTATCACAAAAATGTTTCCAACTATTGATAGAATAATTATATGATTTATTTCTACCATCACCCAAATCAATGTTAGGTATAAAAACTACATTTTTACTCACTAAATATACCTCGTTCTTCTTCAGAAGTACAACCACTCTTATTACATTTCCTACACATCTGTAACAAATCTCTACGGCCTTTCTTTAAAGTTTTTCTATAATGTTCATAAGATTCATTTGTCCATACATCTTCTATACTTGTTTCCAAAACATTTCCATGTATAACTTGATATTCCCAATCACAACAACATAATATTGCATCTCCATCCCATTTAATATACATTTGATTTGAAGGATACCCACAATCTTTTTGTGGAACTGATATATCTGGATTTACATTTACAAGTCCACCTCTGTTCCAATATGTATGTGGACCATAATGTTCTTTCTTATTCTTATCTTCTTTTTTCTTAACTTGTTCTACATTATAATTTGATGATAAAATTATATTTACATTAGCTTCTTGAAAATGTTGCATTACTTCTATCATTCTTGTTGCATATTTATCATCAAAATAATCATCAAATTGTATCCTATTTAACCCCGCATCTATCATATCTCTCATCAACTCTTTTGTTAATCCCGTTCCGTTACTATCCATCTGAATAAATACATCAGGTAGATATTCTCTTGCTATTCTAATAAATTCAACTATTCTATCTTTATCCATTAAAGGTTCACTCATCAAGTATGGTGAAAACCTACCATTAAACTCCAAATTAGCTAAATTCTTAACAATCTTTGTATAGTTTTCAACTGTCATCGTGTTATATGGAATACCCTTTTTCTTATTTTCAACCCTGTCCCATATAAGATAATGATTAGGACAAAAATCACATTTCAAATTACAAAATTCTATTGTTTGTATTTGAATATTTGTAAATAATTGAATCCCCTTTACATAAACATCTGGTCTATGTGGGATTTCCCAAAGACCTTTACCGGCAGATAATATTCTTGGTAAATAATATTCCATTATTTCTTACCTGTATGTGCTCCCATATTCAAAAAATATTTATTATCTCGTGAATCACCTTGAATATAACTAAACTTCAAATCATTCTTCCACGCTATATAATTAAAACTCAACTGTTCTCTCTTGCTATTATATTTTAACTCGTTCCAGTGATTTTCCATTGATTCTATAACATCTTTTTCATTGTGTCGTCTTAAAACTTCCATTTGAACTACTAATCCATTATTTTCTGGATATCCATCTCGTCTATATCGATTCATCTGTTCTTTAATAAGTAGTGGGTTGTCTTTGTAATTTCCATTATTTTTTATTCCAAGTTGTAGAATGGTATTCGCTTCACCATAGATACAATTTCGTGGGTCTAACTGATTTTGTGAGTGGTCATACGTCGCATAATTACAACCACCAAGATGACTTACTAATTCGTTTACATCTCCAACCACTTTTATATTACCATCTAACCATAAACTGTATTCATAATCTGGAAATAACCTATGTGGTAATAACTTATGTTTACGAGCTGTTCTCGTGTTATCTATATATAGTGGTAAAGTTGGTCTAACGTCCCATGTTTCTGATTGTAAATCTCTATCTGAAAAACATACAAAGTCCCAACCTTCTGGTTTGTAATCTGGTTCTACTAATCCATCATAACCACCAAATATAGCTGTATATATAACCTTACTATTCATAATTTAACAATCCTTTGTTATCTGCTTTTCTAATATCTCTCCAACCACCTTGCTTGATATGATGTACATAGCATGTACCTACAACTACTGAATGTAATATTCGCTGCTGTAATTCTACTTCTTGATGACCCCATTTTTCTTCATGTGCAGTACTAAAAAGATTATTGTTAATGTCATAATAGTTTGATAATATTGTCTCTCTAGTCATGCCCAAACAAAATCCATTTATTACATCTACTTCGAAAATATTACCGTGAGGTTTATTACCTTCCTGTGGAGGGCAGTTAGCATTGTTAGATATAGGACCGTATATAGCATTATCACGTAACTCATGCGTCGCTATTGCATCAATAAAATTGTTTATTGTTTTATCTAAGATAACATCATCATTTATAACTATAATTACATTATAATCTTCTAACATCGCTTGCTTTACACCTTCATTCCAAGTATAAGTAATTCCACCGATATATTGATCTTTTATTCTAATAATACTCAAATTGTCTGGACAATTCTCTATCTTAAAAATATCGTCTGAAGCGTTGTCGAACGCAAATAACTTAAATGGATATTCACAATTAGTATATAATGATTGTATATAGTTATTAAATAAATCGAATCCATTCGGCCTATGCTTTACGCTTTGATGTGTGGCACATACAAATCCAACTTTTATATTTGTATTATGCTTCATTAAACCTTATCCCCATATTTTTATATTCATCTTCTGAATATCGATGTGTATAGTGGTCAATATTAGATGGAGAGGTCCAAATACTTGCACCAGAGAATTCACCAGAACATACCCATTGTTCACAATCTAATCTTATACCTCTAGGGTGTAAGTTCTCTATCTTACCTAACCCTTTTATGTGCTCTGATTTAGACCACCAGAAGTTTCCGGCGTAATGCCACCCTTTAGTATGTGATCTACTATCTACTTGTAGATTAACACCACAAGTATCATACGTATCTAATAAATTAATGCATTCTTTCCATTTAGTGACATTAAAGTATATCATATAATTAACCCAATCTTCAATTTGTAAAGAGTGTTTTCTAGAATTTCCTTTTGAATGTAAATATAATACACGAAAATCTTCTTTCTGAGAATCTTCCTTTAATAATTCTAAGGTTTTCTTTTCTCGTAAACTGATATCGTTAGATTGAAAAATAATATTCAATTTGGATTTCATATAAGAATGTAAAAGTATTTTTGCTTCTTCAATTTCTACATCGCTTCCGTAAACACACACTCTTATCTCGTCTATAAAATCATATAAACCAGAATCTTTAATAGTCACAAGAAATCCTTCAATGATTGATTTCCAATTATTGATAGCACAAAGATGTAGATATATATATGTTTTTACATTAATCACTTTTCCTCCCAATACTCATAAACTCCCTTCTCTATTTCATAACTTTCCCAAAATTTTCTCATGTTGTTAGGTTGTGTTTTGGCCCAGACCCACATCTGCTGTAACCCATCATGTAATGAAGTTACATCTTTATACTCCAACAACTTTTCTGATTTACTCCAGGTAGAATGTGCATCCTTTACCTCATGTCTTGCTTCTTTATGAACCTTCTCTCCTCCTCCTATTACATCTCTTAAAATTTTATTTGCTTCATTAATAGTATAAAATTTTGTTCCTCCAAGATTTATAATTTCCTTTGAGCAATTTGGCTGCATTCCTGCTTTATAAAGTGGCTCTATACAATCACCAATATAGCTAAAAGCTCTAGTTTGCTCTCCATCTCCAAAAATTGTCATTGGCTCTTTATTAATATACTGATACATCCATATACCTAATACATTTCTATATTTATCCCAGATATTTTGCTTTTCACCATAAACATTGTGTGGTCTAATTATACACCAATCTAATCCATGTTGTTCACCTGCTATCTTGATATCCATCTCACAAGCATACTTTGCGACTCCATATGGATCTACAGGTTCAGGTATATCCCTTTCATCAAATGGTGATTTACCGTGACCATACACAGCCATTGTTGATGTAAATACTAATCTTTTTACTTCATAATTAATACAACAATTTACTATTTTAGCTGTTGAAATTAAATTATTTTTATAATTAAAAGCTCTCATAAAAGGGCTTAATCCTTCTGCAGCATAAGCTGCAAAATGATATACAATATCAGGAGCAGTTTTTTCAAAAATATTATTTAATTGATTTCCTTCTAATAAATCAAACTTATAAAATTCTACGTCTTTATGGATATTATTAATATACCCACCACTTAAATCATCTATACCAATGACTCTATGATTTGTATTTTCAATTACCCAATCTGCAAACTTACTTCCTATTAATCCAGCTACTCCTGTTATCAGTATTTTCATTTATTAATCCCTTAACTTAAAGCTCTTATAATCTTCATTACCTCTGTTCTGTGATATCAACCAATCTCTAGCCTTTACCGTATCCATATCTATCCATTCTTGAATTTTTGAATTTGCAAATCCATTATATTTAAGATGTATTTTACAATTATCCTCTTCCATATCTATATATACATCAGCATGCTTCCACTTTGGTGTTCCTGTTTTAGATCCAGGTGTATGATGATGTGTATACTCTAGTTCTGTTCTCCAGTTTTCGAATCCATGCTCTAACATCTGAAAATTAAGATCTGCATTAGGTACTGTCATCATATGCTCATCATATCTAATTAGATGCTCTCTCATTATATCTCCACTTACTAGTGTTATACCATCAGTCCAGTATGTTTCAAATGTATCTGTATCTCGCACTTTTAAGGTTTCAATGGTATACTCCTTTCTAGGATTATACTTTCGCTGACCCCCGTGTAACCGTGTCCCGAATACACCACAATTAGGTATACTTTTAGATAATGATGTAATTTTTTCTAACCAGTTACTTGTTGTAATTACTAGATCGTCCTCTTGATACAAATACCAATCTTCATCAGTTAAATATTCTAATCCTTTATTCATAGCCTTAGCAATATGTCCACCTGGTTCTGATGTAGTTTTAATTATATTTGTATAACCAAAATCGTGTGCCAAAAACTCATCATCAGAATACGTACCATTTTTTACTATTACAGTTTTAATATCAAATGTATCGTTTGAATAAACTGAATCTATAACTTCTTGTAATAATTCTAATCTACTTGCTGTTGTTGGTATTACTACTAATATGCTTTGCTTTTTATTCATATGATTTGCTCTTTATTTATAATATACGAAAATAATACTCAATACCCTACTACATAGTTAATATATTAATATCATTCTGCACCATTCGTTGAATCATTTCAACAAAAGAAACTTTAGGTTGCCAACCAAGTATATTTAAAGCTTTTGTTGCATCTCCAGTTAAGTTATCAACATCCACAGGGCGGATCATTGCCGGATCTTGTATTACATATTGAGACCAATCATCTACACCTATTGCGGAAAATGATGCATCTAGTAACTGTCTAATTGAGTATTTTTTTCCTGTTGCTATGACGTAATCATCTGGCGTATCTTGTTGCAACATTAACCACATTGCTTCTACATAGTCAGGAGCATATCCCCAGTCACGCTTAGCATCTAGATTACCTAGCTTTATACTATCAGAAAGTCCTAGATGTATTCTAGCGACTCCATTTGTTATTTTACGAGTAACAAATTCTATACCCCTTCGCTCAGACTCATGATTGAATAATATACCACTACAAGCGAATAAAGTATGAGATTCTCGATAATTCTTAGTTATCCAATGTCCATATAGTTTAGCTACTCCATATGGACTTCTAGGATAAAATCGTGTCAACTCTGTTTGAGGTGTTTCTACTACTTTACCGAACATTTCAGATGTAGATGCTTGGTAAAACTTAATACTACTATTATACTCTCGAATAGCTTCTAGCATTCGAAGAACTCCTAACGCTCCTACATTACCAGTATTCTCTGGAGTATTCCAGCTCTCACCTACATATGACATAGCTCCTAAATTATAAATTTCATCAGGATTGGATTCTTTAATACATCGTAGTAATGAGTTTTGATCTGTTAAGTCACCGTTTATAAATGTAATTTTGCTTTCTAGATGGTGAGTGTTTACTCGATTCTTTGTTGATGATCGTCGCTCTAACCCGTACACGATATACCCTTTAGTTAGTAAAAAGTCAGCAAGATAGCTACCATCTTGACCGTTTATTCCTGTAATAAGTGCTCGTTTTTTCATATTACTCACCTTCTATAATCTCAAATGATGGACATGGTACTATAAACTTTCCACCATTATTTAGATAATCTTTCTCTCGTCTTCTAAATTCATTTATAAAATGCCAAGGTAATACTAACATGTAGTCAGGATTTTGCTTTCTCATATACTCCTCAGAATATATCGGTATATTTGTACCTACCGTTTTTAATCCAAACTTATATGGACTTCGCTCTGCTATACCATCTATAAGTGAATTATCTAATCCATACCACTGTAATAGAGTATTACCTTTTGTAGAAGCTCCATACCCCCATACTGTTTTACCTTCACTCTTTACTTGCTTTATAAATGCTACAGTCTCATCTCGCAACTTGCATATCTTATCATAGAACTCTAAATAAGGATCCAATGATGTGATTTTCTCATTTGCCTCCATAGCTAAAATACTATCAACTCTATACTGTGCTACATCTCGAAAAGGAGCTGTTCTAAACATAGTATCATCTGCGATATTTTTTCTAATATATACTCTAAAACTTCCTCCATTAATATCATTCAATGTACAATCAACCACACTCATATTAACTTGATTTAGCAAATTACTGATGGAGGTTAAGCTATAATAATATACATGTTCGTGACATATATTATCGAATGCTAATTGTTTTAACATTAATGGAGTATAACTCATTTGAAGTACGAATAATCCATTATCATCTAACACCTCATCAATATCTCTTAGAAATGATATTGGATCATCTAAATCATAAAACATAGCAATCGTTGTTATTATCTTAGCTTTTTTATTCCCATATTTTGATTTCTTAAAAACTTCAGATGTAAAATAATCCTGTATAATTGTGTCTGCGATTTGAGAAGATTCATTATAATATGAATCATCTACTGGGTCTATTCCAATTTTTATCATATCATCAGGTACAAATTTTAAAAGTGTACCGTCATTACACGCGATGTCTAAAAAAACATCACCATCATCTATTGGTATAGATGTTACACAATCTTCAGCTATCGATTTCAATTCATTGGTCATAGTCGCGTTTATACCTGATCTATACCAATATTGTCCATACATTTTATCTGGATTTGTAACAGAATCTAATTTTGGTGCACCTATGGATTCATCCATAACTAAAGACAATAGTTCTCTGCCCCCTCTTGGTGGGTTATTATCTTTTATAAAATCGGAAACATATAAATCTCCTAATGAAAATAATTTATTATTCATATTTTGTTCTCCTCATGTTTAATATAAAAATCATTAATTTTATATCTTTTATCTTTTTTGTATCCCATTAAATTCATATATTCCTCAATATTATCATCATTGTAATTATTTTCTATTATTAATAATTTAACACTATATTTATCAAAATCTAAACCTTTTATTACATCCAATTCCGTTCCTTCTGTATCTATGGATATAAAATCTATATCTACAACATTTTCAAATGGTGTATCAGATGTTTCATTTTCTAATATCCAATTTAATGTTCTAACTTTTACATCCACTTTATAGCTATCATTTATTATTTCTTTATGATCTTCAACCAATCTTTCATCTGGTGACAATGATGTGAGTGAAGATGTTATATCATCCTTTCCTACTCTAAAAATGTGTAATGGTAATTCTTTATTTTCTTTACCACATGCATAATATCTAACAAATTTTCTATGTGCTGTTAATGATTCTTTATGTTCTATATTTGGTTCTATACATAGAGCATCCCAACCTATATCTTCAAAATATTTAGTATTAGAGCCTTTATAACCATTAGCAGCTCCAACCTCAATACATATACCATCTGATTTATTCTTAAAATAAGATTCAATAATCTTATCTGTTTCCCACTGCCCGTAATATTTACTTGTAGCTTGCGTATTAAGCTCTGTGTTATTTTTATTTACATTATACATATCTATCTCTATCTTAAATAATGGATCCAACCACGTGCTATTGCTATTGATTGCATTCTTCTAAATACATCAATATCTTCACTATATAAATCTTTTGCAAAATCTTTATCTGAATCAGATGAACCTGTTTTATCAAATTTATTAATTATACCAGTATTAAATGAGTTACGTCTAGCTGCATCTAGATTTGGGAATACAGTAACGTCTTTCGTGATTAATACATTACATCCTAAAGGCGATGATATATTATTTAACCTCTCAAATTGGTGACAGTCTACTCCACCACGATCTTGAGCATTTTTTAACAGCTTAATTAAAAACTCTCGCTTCCATATACTTGGTAGTAGTGATGTAGTATGTAATGTAGATGGAGTATCAGTACAAGTATACCAATTTCCGCTATATAATACTGATGCTTTGCTTGTATAATCTTTATGAAGATATAGCTTATCCACTCCGCCCGCCTCCATTAAAGCAATTCCTTCAGCTAACCGGGTAGCATCCACAGGCTTTACGAGGTAATGATCTTCAAACGATAGTAGTAGATACTCGTCATCTATAGATTCGAAAAAAGTAATTAATGGAAAGGTCCATGTAGGAAAATCCTTCTGTTTTCCCATAGATGTAAATTCAAAATTATTCGGTAATATTATGTCTGGTGAATCAAATCCTAATATTACTGTATCTACATCGTCACCAGTCCAGTATTTAGTAAATAGTTGAATATACCCTTCTAGTAAGAAATTGTATCGATCAGATGTAATTATAAAGCTCCTCACTACCTATCCTCTCCACTGTAAAATTTATTCTTACCTGTTCCTAATAACTGCTCAGCTGTTATTTTGAAAGTTGTATCATTTGAAGATATTTTGTCAATTAATACTCTAATTCCTGAATTGATCTGATCTATTAAATCATTTCGCTCTCTATTTGTCGAGCTTATCTTAGATAAGAATTGCTTTAATTCCTGCTCAGTTCGTGATTCACTTGTATTACAGTAATTTCTTCGCTCATCTTCTAAATTCCATAACCGTATATTTGATATAGTTAACTTATCGATAAGATCTCCTATTGTATCAGCCATTTTGATTCTCGTGTATTTTATCTATTGAGTGAGTTTAATATTGATATTATATATTGCACTCTTTGTTCAGCCGTATGATGTGCTTTTAAGTGTTTGTAACCTTCTTGTCCTACCGTATAACATGCTTCTCTATTATTTAGATAATATCTTATCTTAGTTTCAAACTCTTGTATAGTTTCATACTCAACATAATTCTTACTATCAGTAAATTTATATGGAAAAAGAATATTATATTTTTGCGTGAATGCACAAGTTTTATTTGCAAGTATCTCCCATAACCTTGCACAGCAATCACCTCCACCCCATGCATCAACTGCTATATATGATTGAGCTAAAATATCTTTATACGTATCATAATCATACTCTCCACCTACTACTATATTATACCCTTCTCCTTTTAACCGCTTACATACGCTTTCCGTTTCAGCTCGTAATCCATCATTAATCTGACCGTATGCGCAGAATACATCAATACTCTTTTCTTGCTCTGATACGTTATAATATCGATCAACTGCTCCAAATAGTAACGGTATGATGCCGAGATTTACATCTTCAGGGTAGCATTCTCTTTTGAAATACCATTTGCAGTAGTTAAGCATATCCATGTTTACCCATTCAGACCCTCTTCGACGTTTAGGATTCCATTTAGCTTCTACCACCTGTCCTTGTTCAGGTTGACCAGAGTATGTCCACTCACTCCCGTCAATAAAAACAGTTCTATCAGGGCGATTTATACGCTTTACAACATTGTAATCAATTCCAGGATGTGTACCCTTTTTCTTTCCCCAAATTGCAAAAATATAATCTGCAGAATCTGCGTATTTATAAAAATCAGATAATGCGATTACATCTGTAGGTTTTGCTCCGTTACCTGGTTGATAAAATTTAACTTCAATATCACTCTTATACAGTCCTTCAATAACTGTCTCTGCTAGATAATCTAATTTCTTATATGGAGAAATAACAGCTATTCTCATAAATACACTTCTCCTTTTACAAAATTATGTGCTATTGGAAATTGTCTCTGTGACTCATAACATTTTGAATATCGTGTAACAGTCTGGTTCGTTCCACATTGATTACTAATATTTACCTTTGCTTTTGATTTAATATATAATTGTATTCTTAAATCAATATTATGTAAATCTAAAACTTTATTTATCCAATTAAACTCGGTATCTTGTATAGGTTTATAAGTCCAATAAAAATAAGGTAATGAGTTTTCAGTTAAAACTTTTGTTATATTATTAATATCTTTTTTAAAAGTTTCTTTATGATATTTTCCGGATTGAGTACCAAATCTATCAGAAATTAACAAACATCCAAATTCCTTATCACCCACATATTCTTTTATAATATCATCACCTAATTTCTTCTCTTCATCAGACCAATACATTTCTGGTTGTGAATCACTCATTTCTTCATCAGTGAATTGCCAGAATTTCAATATCTGTTTCAATAACGGAATGTCTGTATTGTCTTTATCATATATTCTGTAATGATCGTGGAATACTTCACCACTTATCACATCAACAAACTCATCTACAAATGAATTATTATCAAATACCACTTGAACATTATTGTGGTCTTGACCATATAACTTTTTTAGAAGTTTTTTAGATGGAACATATACCTTACAACCAGGATATTTTTCTTTAAGTAATCGAGGCATTGCTGATATAATTCCCCAATCACCTATTCCGTGAGCAGTTCTCATAATCATAAACTCTTGTTTATCTAAATACTCATCAGGTATCCGTAATCCTTCTGATTTCTCAAATCCAAGATTGTCCGTTTCGTGAACTGGGTGAAGTTGGTTATCTACGATTCTCCAGAATATCATCTACCAACTCACATCCCAATCATCAAACTCGGCTGCTATACAATCTACTTTATAATCTTTTCTTCCACCATCTACAAGTTGGTCTTGGATTTTATTCTTAGCAGTATTTCTAATTCCATTTAATCCATGAGTCAATCCAAGATTACCATCACCTTCACCGGCTCTATATTTGGTTTCATTATGCCAAATATGTAGATTCATTTGTGATAAAACTATAACTGCCCTAAGAAGTTCTCCTAAGTTAGCATAATCATATTCTTTTTCTAAACCCAATTTATTTAAATCGTGAACTATGTCTTTAATTTCTTTGGCATATTCTTCTTTGTGTTCTGTTATAAAAACTTCTTTTAGTTGAATAATAGAAAGTCTGTCTATTAGTTCAGCTATTGTTGGTAAATATTTTCTCATCCTTTCCTCACGTTTAATTCTTTACTAAAATTTTGATTATAAAATAGATTTTGCTGTTCTTGTTTATCTATTGTTTTAGGATGATATAACGATAATTCTTCGTGTGGTGGCAAATGTGCATATGTTTTACAACCTGTAATTAGTTCGTGTAATGGTCGAGTCCATCGTACCTTTTCATCATTACGAAATACCCTGGCCTGGTAGTCTGGCCAATTTACCCAACCCTTTTCTGATACTTTCCATCCCCACTTCTGAATGTGTTCTACTTCCATACCATCGATTGTATTCACTCTTGGTACATATATTAAATCAACCCCATCATTCATTTCTATTATTTGTTTAAGTTGTTGTAATAATGTTTCGTGTGGCTGCTCATCCGCATCTATATGAAATATATAATCTCCCGTAGAGTTTTCTATAACCGAATTCTTTTGAGCCGAAAAATCACCATCAAGTTTTCTCTGATAAACCTTAATGGTTTTCTCATGTGAGTATTGTTGTATCCAACTCGTTATAACTTCTTGTGTTTTCTCATCTGAATAATCATCACAAATAACAATCTCATCTTCTGGGTCTGTTTTGTGTATTAATATCTCTAATAACTTGTTTAGTTCATCTGCTTCATTATGAACAGTGATTCCATAACTAATTTTCATTAGTCGTTAAGTAACTCCAATTGTTCATCATCTTGTTTTTTCTTTTCTTTACCACTTAATGCTAATTCAAAATCATAATTTAATAATTCTACCAATTTCATTTTTTCCAACTTAAAAGTTTTGTATATGTTTGGAAGTGTCTTTTCAAGCTTTTTTATATTTTTCTTATAAAATACCTTTGGTGCAGAATATCCACTTGGAAACTTTAATGCCTGATATTCAAACTTCCCATCGGTTTCATTAAATATACCCTCACTTTCCTTTATGATTTTTTTCAATTCAACGGGTGGAACTTCTGATAAATCAAGACAGTGTGCTTTTTGATCTTTCATTCCACCAACAACTGGCCATAGATTTAATATCAAGACTAAGTATCTACCCTTGGACGCAGTTTTACTATCATATCTAATTTCATAAACTGACCCAGGTTTTAAATCACGAGGTTGAGATTTTTTTCTCCCCTTGCTATCACCTATTATTCTACCCCTATGTAATCTGTAATACTTAGCCATTACCTATATCCTTAGCAAAACCCATATCTTTACAAGCCTGGAGAAACTCATATTGTCCATATTCTATAGCACCTTCCATATCAAGTTTCTCAGTATAAAATTCTCCATCTTTTCCTGGTACTGGATATGATTCTTTTTCGTTTTTAGGAACTTCAACTACTGTAGCATACTTCCATACCCATTTATTTATTGAACCTTCTGGGAATATCATACCCATTTGTCCCATATTTATAATGGATGGATACCAGTATATTTGTCTTTCTTCATCAAAGAATTCTAAGTCTTTAACAAGTTTTGAAGTGGTTTCTAATAGTTTTGCTCGTTCTTTGTTGTCCTCTGTGTAAAATGTATTGCTTAACATCCCACAATTAAAACATAAAAATGAACTATAATTTTCATACATATCTTCAAAACAAGTATCTCTATCGTAACACACTGGGCAAGTATCTACAACTCGTTCACCGACATATTTTCCAATTTCCATTAAACTACCTCCCTATTTAAAAAATATTTAAAAAACATTGTACTTAATACAGCATGATCTCCCTTTAATTCACTGCCACAGTGGACATCCTTGCTTTCAAAAAATAACTTTATGTGCTTTCTAACGTTTTCGCTATATGTAATAAATTGTAAATTACTTATATCTCCAATATATTCTACCGGTATGTTATTTACAAACCCATAATTTATCGGAACTATGTGATCTAAATGATATCCCAACCTACCTCGTTTTCCACTATTTGGTAATAAGTGTACCGACTGTGAATTTGTTATACGTAGAACATTCTTTTTGTATATCTGCTTATCCGTTTTTGAAGCTAAAAAATCATCGTAATTATCATATCCATATTTCTTAATGTATCTATCTAATACACCAGGTTTGTACATATTATTCTCTTTACCACATTTTTCCCAGAATGGATTATTTTTACCAATCATCATCATTGAAATGCGTTTATATAACAATTTACCATCACCACTTTTATTAAATTTTAACCTAGCACACGATTTACATTGCACTTTATGTCTAATTTGATTTATACAAGATTGCTTTGCTGTATGGAATACTTCACACTTGCAACTTGGGCAATCCCTAACAAACTTACCATTTTTTATTTTAACATTGTATTTTATCTTACTTTTCCAAGAACATTCATTTGAACAATATTTTATATTTGTAGTATCCACACCACAAGCCTTACATTTAATAGTATTCATTTATTATTATCCAGTTTTCGTGTTTTATCTATCCATTCCAATATTAAATTTTCTATTAACAATGATTTATTTATAGAATGGGTCTTTGCTATCTCATTAAATTGCTTCACCACTGATTTATCTACTGTATAATTTACTAGTTGTCGTTTCATTTACTTTATCTCCAAGTTTTATTCATACTTATACATAAATAAATATAAAGAAATTCAATTTTCAATCAATTATTTCCATTTTAATTTACCTTTTTTAATGTTGGAAGTTTTATTTTCGGTAACTCTTTAACTTCACCGACTTTTTTTAACGTCGGGAGTTTAAGTTCCACCGGTTGTGGTGGAGCTTCAAAATTAGGTAAACATGCGTCGAGTATTTTCTCAAATTTTACAGTCATTGCATCAAGTGAGAACTTTGTTTTATTCATTATACCCTGTTTCTTAGCCTTTACCGTGTATTTATTATAATTATCAAAAACATCCTTTAACATTTTAGATGCGTAATTGTAATTTACAGTAAACCATTGAGTTCCTTTTATGTGCATTCCATTCTGTAATGATTCTTTCTTTACATCATTCATACTACCTGGTAATAATACAGACTTTTTACTATCCAGGAAATCTGTATGACCACTCCAGTTTGGTGCAATTACTGGTTTCTCACTTAAAGATGCCTCAAGTAATGGACGACCAAATCCCTCACCGTGGGTGAATGAAACGTGAACCTTTACCTTTGGGTGATTGTATAAATCATTCATCTCATCATCTCTTAAATCACCGTGCAATACATAAATGTTTGGTAAGTTACCCTCTACTGTCTGTCTTATTTGGTTCAACTTTGCGAGTATATCTTCTCTATCTAATATACAGGGTGTTGCTCCACTTGTTTTTAGAATTAGTGCAGGTTGGTTCTTCTTATTCTTAAATGTTTCCAAGAAGGTTTTAATCAGCATACCAAGATCTTTTCTGTCATTTCCTAAACCACCTTGTAACCAATGCCCCACGAATAGAAAACAAAAATCTTCTTTTATACTATCGAACTCGTCTACCAAATCCTTTGAAAATTCTTTTGTTGTTTTGTATATGTTTGTGTCTGCACCTTCAAATAAAACTTCTATTGGTGTTTGACATCTAACTTCACCAATTTTCTGTTTAGTTTGATTATCATGTTTATCAAATACGACCTTTTCAATACTTTCCTTAACAAATGTCGCTGGAACAATATTCAAGTTCATTCTATTTAATCCCTCTATCCATTCTGGGGGACACACGGTGGTTTCTAATCCTGCTGTGATACCAATATTAAATTTACCGATTGGTTGGAATTCATTTGGGACTACTATATGGATGTGAATATCTGGTTGTCTATCCATATTTGGATTATCTAATAATCTCTCTATGATTGGAATATCATTTGGGTCATTTTCACTTAATGCATTTTGACTTGTGCTCCCCCACCTAACAGGCCATATTTTAATATCAAATTTATTCATAGAAATCAATGACCTTGCAATATCTCTGGAGTGACTACCATATCCACTTCGAGTTCCCACCGGAGCAGTTATCAAAACTAAAGGTTTATAGCTCATATATTTAAATCCTCTTCTGTTATTATTTTGAATTCATTTTTATCAAACTTTATATAACGTAAATCGTTTTCTTGGTGTCCAGTTTTCAAGTGCAGTGTCCATGTCATGTACCATACGTTTACACATATTTTTAGCTGACATTCCAATTTCTTCTAATTGTAAAAACTCCCTACCTAACTGTCCACATTCTTTTCTTTTTTCTGGTCCTTCATTATACCATTCTAATAATCTATCTGCTACATCATCCCATCTACATCTGTCGTCGAAAATATACGGTGTTGGAATTGAACCTTGTAAACTTCTATTTGATGGCCAGACTGGTTTTGCCCAATCACCGTAAGTAAGATCAGGATTGTCTTTCCATTTTCTGTCATCGTGTAGTGAATGAACCCAATCGTAATCTTCAGTTGTTAGGAATTTACCCTTATATTTGAAGCCACTTGCATCCTGTAGACCACCTGTGGTATTTGTAGTGATTGGTGTTCCTGCCATTAGACTTTCGACTGTACCCAATCCGAAACCTTCATTACTTGCCATGTTTATAGTAACATCTGCAATATTATATAGAAAATTGAGTTGTTCGTCGTCTATCTTTTGGTGTGAGAATACAATATCGTAATCTGGACAAATTTCATTTACTACTACTGGTAAATCTGTTCCATTCTGGTCTACTGGTTGAGTGTGCATTAATAATACACATTTGTCTGATTTCTCTTTGGGTAAGGTATCACAGAATGTTTTATATGCTAAAATCACGTCACTTGGAACTTTCCGTCTGATATTCCGATTATTCCAAAATACTACGAAATCTTTATCTTTATCGTGGAACACTGATTTTCTATATCCTTGTAGTTTCTTCCATTTTTCCACATCTAACTCATTTATTGGGAAAAACTTATCTTCTGGAATACCATGTGGAACGTATGATAACATAACTTTACTTTTCTCGTTCATTTTCACTCCTTATTTTTCTAATAAAACTTATTTTCCAATCCATTCAGTGTCGACACCACTTCTGTTTAAAACATCTTTATGCATTGCACAAGATTGTTTGGATATTCCCATTATCAAATCAGAACTCTCGTAGTATCTTGCATTGTATAATGGTGATGGAAAATTGTCCCAAAGTGCATAATAAAATATGGGGATGAGTTGTCTAATTTCATGTTCCATTTGATATAACCAGCCCCAGAACCTCGGATCAGTAAAATGTAAGATGGCATCTGGGTTTTCCAATTTCATTAGTTGTCGTAATAACTCTTGATTTCCATATCCACTAATAGGATATATTTTGAGGTAAGCATCTTCTATTCCAGTTTCTTCTCTAACTGAATCATTCATATCCACCACTTTACCGTCTTCTGGATGTTTTATTGCACCACCGGCCTGGACCCAATCGTATTTATCAAGTGTACCCAGTACAAAATTTTTGGAAACTGTACCAACCCCACTACTCATTCTGAGTCAAAGATCATCTGATAAAAGTAAGATTTTTTTCTTCTTACTATTCAGATGATCTGTAGATACCTCCGTGATTTTATTCATATTTATATTCCTGTAGTAATTTACCATTTTCATGTAATATCCATACATCAATTTTATATAATTTATCTGTAACCGATTTACATTTTGATTCAACTGTATCTTCGTGTGTTTTATACGTCCACATTGATTTAACTTCTATAAACTTATTTTCAGATTTTATAAAAATATCTGGAAAATACCTTCTATCTTTACCATTATTATACCAAAATTTTGGCATGCCTTTTTTATCTGTGAAAATATCACTTTCATCGTACAACTTAAACAAAATATCTAACGCCTGTGGTTCATACCCTTGAACTCTTAATAACTTACCAGATGGTGTTTTATAATCTTTAAAATTTAATCTACTTTTAATATTTTTTTGATGAACTTCTGTATTTTGTTGAGCATTTCTAACTCCGTATTTTTTCAAACAAGTAGTCTCAGATTTTTCTCTGAATTCACTCGTTTTGAAGTAGTTAGATACACCATACTTTTTGAGCATTGTCTTTTTATAACTGTCACTTCTACTCTGAATCCGCTTCCTTGTCCATTTACTATTTGGATGGGATAACATTCGTTCAACTACTTTATTGTCATTCATAGGATTATTTTTCATCATATATTCAGATTGACGTTTTATAGAAGAATTAGTATCTTTTGTAAGTCCACTATTCCAACTTTCACAGTGACCACCTAAAAATCTATTATATGTGTGTCTCGTATAACTATATTCTGTAAATTCACCACACCCACATTCACATTCAATTTTATGGTGTTTTATATTATAATTGTCAACCGATAAATTATGTAATTTTAAATGGTTAACTTTAATTGCTGAATTGGAACTTACAATATCACCACATTCTTTACAATCAAACTTTCCAACAACATATTCACCATAATTTGATTTTGGAAATTTAAATTTGTATTCATACAATGATATACCGTGTTTAGATTTTAAATGTGAGCCATTGATTCTCATTTTCATCGTATCACCACATATTTCACAAACTACCATTTTATACTTCCACTAATCTGTTCATATTTTTCATCAATTAAATTAACTAACGCCTCTCTAACCGACACAAATTTTACACCATCGTCAGAATATTTAGCTATTATTTTTTGTAACTTTTTAAAAGTTACGACTTCTAATTCTATAGGTGCTATTTTTTTTGTATTTGATTTCACATTATATATCTTATATCTTTTATATAAATATCAAGAAATTAAATAAAACATCATTTTATTTTTAACTTTTTGCCATATTATCTTTATTCATAACCATATCTACAGCTTCACTAACTTCAAATATATGCCCCATAAACAAATACCATTCATCAATGGTAAAATGTAATGTCATATGTGGCATCTCAAAATGTATAGTTTCATTGCTCATAAATGAGTCGTTTGGTAAATCTATTATTTCATTCTCTTTCATAACCGTTTCCCTATAAACTATTTAAAAATTACTACCACTTGCTTCAAGCCCATCATATTCTACAATAGATTTTTTGTATTCTTCATCACTCAAATATTTATCCATTGATCTATTTACTAATTTTTGTAATGTAAATTCTTCTCTCAGTGCAATTTCTTTAAATCTCTTGTATAAATCCGTTATTATTTTAACAGAAGTAAGTTTTGTATTATCTTTTATCCTCATAATTATTCCTCATATATACATATATATCAGATTAATCTAAAATAACTACTTTTTTATCTAATTTTGTTGCATATTCTATTGTATTATTCGTTCCCCTTGATGTATGACCCTTTGGTATAAATGCTACTATATAATCACTATGTTCTGCTATTTGTTTATTTCTGTTAAAATAATTGGTAACTCTGTATGGTTTTCCGTATTCACTGGAATCCAATATACAATGTTGGTTATACTGAAAATGTTTTGGTGGATACTCTACGTACTTCATATCAAATTCAAGTGATATTTTCTTTGCATAGTGGTCAGCTCCTTGTTTACACCCACCACTTACAATTTCAACTTCATCACCGAACTTTTCCCTTAAATTGAAAATAAATTCTCGAATTTTTCGCCTGTTGATATATTTTCTACTTCCAACGATTCCAATTCTTTTCATAATCTAATCATTCCTTTTTTGCTTTCTTACTGGTTGATGTGATTTTTGTGGTTTTGGTGAAGTTACAAATGTTACACAACTCTTAAATTCTTCTAATCCATCCATTAAACCATCAAAAGCTGATGATCCCGTGAACCAATACTGAAATCTTAACGGGGATTCCAATAATATATCTCGTTTATGAGTTATATTAAACCACGTAAATTCATTTATTTTATGTGTATTTCCGACTGTAATGGTTGTTTTATAGTGAAGGATTTTTTCATATCGTTCCAAAAATCCCTTTAAGTCTGATGGTGCTACTTCACCCTCATCATACCATAGCTGAAGTTTAAATGGGTATAATCCATATATCTCATTTATTTTATCTATTACATCGCTTTCATTTTCTGTATTAATAAAATATGATAATTTCATCCTTAAACTAAAATTACTTCCTATCATTTAATTCTCAGGTTTCTTATCACACAAATCTGGTTGGTCTGTGTATTCACACCATTTACAGTTCTTTACTGATGGTAATTTACTATAAATATGGTCTGTTCGGTATTCCCCATCCACTGTAAAACAGTTGTCTATAAAACTCTCTAATCGTCTATTAACCTTGTTTATAGATGGAGTACCATTTGCTGGGATGAATGTCTGAATTCGTTTTTGTGGGTAATCTGTTCCTTCATATAGTTTTCGCTTTACTATGAAATACTCTACGTCAATTCTATCTAATGGAACATCAAACTGCTTAGAGAAGAACTGTTTATATAACAATAACTGAGCTGTTTTGTTCGTATCTGCTTTTTGATATTTGTTCCAGCCGTATGTTGCGGTCTTAATATCAATAATTTTTATTCGTTCACGTTTAACGTCACGAATTATCAAATCTATAAATCCCTTAAATTTCGCTTTTTTCATATTATAATCTAATGCAGATTCAATGCCAAGTAACTCATAACCCTTTTTACTGAAATATTGATTTCGTTTCTTCTTAAAGAAATCTATTATTTTTATTCCGTCTTGGTAAAACTCGTTCATTTCATTTTTTGTACAAATCTCTACACCACCATTGGTTTTCATAGTGTCCAAAAAGTTTATTCTGAGTCTATCTTCTAATAATTCATCAAGATATAATTCATCGGCCTTCTTTACACTATCTGTATACATTACTTTTATATATTTTTGTAATACTTCATGCATCGAGGTTCCAAAAATTGTATAAATGTTTCCCTCAAATACAGATTTTTTATCTACATAAGATAGTTTCCAGGCGTGAGGACACCTATCCCATTTAGAAAATTGCGAATAGCTTATACTTTTCATATTTTATGCCTAAATATACGTAAAAAATAAGTTAAAGTCAAGACAATTTTGAAATGACGGACTGTTTTGTATGCACTCCAACTAATCTATCCACCTCTTCACCGTTCTCTGATATGACGAGCGTTGGAACACTTTGTATTCTATTTGTTAGTGCCAAATCTCGTTCAGTATCTATGTCGTGTAATGTTATGTTATATCCCTCACTCACAAGTTCCAATATGATTGGTTTGAAAGTTTTACAGGGACCACACCAGTTCGCCGTATAATAATCTGCAGTTTTCATTTTATTTCTCCTAATCTATCCACTTACCGTGGTTTACTAAATGCCAAGTTCTATGTTTAATTATTTCTATCATCAATCCGATCCAAGAATCTGATTCATAGAGTCCAGTGTCACATTTATAACTATACATTATTTTCCCCAACTACCCCTACGAACTATCTCGGCAATAATTCCATAAACTGAAATGTCCCTGAAGGTGTCCATCTATTTCTTCTCAACTTTCCAGTTGTGACCATTTTTACCATAATAAAATAAACTATAGTAACTTACTTTTTCATTATTTTTCATAGTATACTCCATAATATACTGTTTAACTTCTTTTTTACCTAAAAATGTTTTAGTGTTGCCATTTGGAAATGTAACTATCCAATGTTTAGCATATAATTTTTTAAAATAAAGTTTAAGTTCGTCTGTATGATTTTTACCATAAAATGGATTTTTCTTTCCAGTGATATCAACAGTCTTATGCCATTCTACTTTAGATATGGACATTTTTAATTTGGATTCATCTGAATGTTTACGTCCTGTACTCGATATTCTAAGTTTTTCTTTGGTTTCATCTGAATGTTTCCAACTGTTATTTTTGGTTCTAGTTGCAACCATTTTATCTAATGATTCCTTTGAGTGTGCATAACCATTATTTGATATTCGTGTATTCCTTATTTTATTAATGGTTTCAATTGACAATAATTTATTCATCCCACCTGTAGTTAAGTTATATCCATTACATTCTGGATCACCACGGAATGTGTGATATTCTTTAATGTATTTTTGTTCTAATAGATTTAACTCACCAATAGATTTTGCTGAATTATCTATAACTTTCCAACTAAAATTTTCGTTCCCATGTTTTCTAATTGATCTATGAAAATAGGTTGCTGGATCATTTCGTTATGCATGTAAATGTTCTGATATTCTTTGTGTTAATGGTTTAATTGTTTGACCAATATAACTTTTATTATTGACTTTGTTAGTAGCTTTGTAGATAATCATTTTATTTCTCCTGTTCAGATTTATGTTATAGAACAAGTTATCCTTACTTAAACAGGTTTCAGGAAACACTCCGTCGAATGCTGTCCTTGTTCTATAATAACTATCAGGAAAAACTATTTTCCCCATTTTTTTCTACTAACAACCAATGCTATATTAGCATAATTTGCAATGTCAATAAATGTATCTTCAACGTTTTCATCTACCGCACTTTTCTTATTTTTTAATACAAGATTTAATAATCTCTGTAATTTATCATTCAATCTAATTACTACTCCTGATAGTGCCATTTGTCTATCATCAGATTTATTTATATCACCACCCATTAAAATAGAATTTTTTCCATATGCTTGCTGTTTTTTGGCAAATAACTCATATTGTTCTTCTTGTATTTTACGAAACTCTTTCATCATTTCTGGATATTCTCGTTCCATTTTGTCTATGATGTTATTTGACTGTGGGTTCACTTCAATTGTATCTGGTGAACCATCGTTTCCGTAGATTACTCTTTTTTTATTATCTTTGATAAATTTAGTCATAATTTATAACTCCTATTTTATAATGTCAACAATGCCGTATTCCAATGCTTCGTCTGCCGTTAAATACACATCATTTTTAGATATTCTCGTCCAAAATTTATGGTCTTTATTTGTTACTTTACCGAGAATACGATTGATATTTGCTTGTAATTTTTTCAGGTGTTCTGCACCTTTTAGTACATCTGATGTTTTACCTGACTCAAATGCTGAACCCTCATGCACCATTATTGTTGAATTTATGCTCATTGAACGAACTCCGGTTCCACATGCGAGGATGACTGCTGCTGCGGACATTGCTACTCCAAAACAATGAGTATTCACTTTTACTGGAAGTGATCTGAAATAATCTATTGTTCCTAACATCGCATAAACATCTCCACCATAAGACGAGACTACCAAGTTTATATCTTCACCTTTATTGTATTTAACTAACTGGTCAAATCTGGTCATTGTTGAATATAAACTATCTGCATCTATGTCGTATGTGAGATACATAGTATTAGTATGTATGTCTACTCCCCACTCCAAATTTTTATAAAATACTTCTTTACTTTCGTGCATTTTTACTCCTCTATTATTATAAATTTACATCCCAGATGATCAACTATTTCTTGCTTTCTTCTTTCATCTCGTTCTTTTTGATATTTGTGATGTTTTTCATAGTATTCTATCACTACATTCCGTTCTTTGTCATAGCCATCTACAAAATATCCAATCACTTGAACTTCACCGCCGTTTTCTGCGTGTTGGAAGTTGTAACTATTTTCTTTTCCGTATCGTTCTATTATCGAAATTGATTTTACATTATACATTGGAGCTCCAGTTGGGAAATCAGGATGATATTTTTTTAATTTATTTATCATATTTACTCTGTGTTTTTTTCTTGTAGTATCTTTACAATTTACTCCAGCTCTATTTTTATTTGATTTAATAACAACATTAATTACAGATGTGGTGTGAGTTTTTCCATAAAACGGGTTTCTATCACCAATTACTGAACACGCCCTTCAATATACTGACCTAATGTGTATCAACTTCTCACAATTCAAACATTTTTTATTTTTTCCATCACCTACCATCAATCCATGTTTATAATTTCCATTATTTTCACCTTTATGAGTGCAACTCCTACACTTAAACCCCAGTGATTCAGCTCGAATCATTATATCATTCCGTTTATAAGTAATCACCTTTTCGCAAGTCGGACAATTTCTTTTGAAACTCCCTAATTTTTTCTTCATAATATTTCTCCATTTTTTCTTTATTTATTTCATCTTTATTTCGATGATAATAATCTAAAGACCACTTACGTTGAGCTTGTTTCTTTTCATCTACCGTAATATGTTTCTTTATTCTTCCCACTTATCATCTCCTATAATAAATATAACTAAAGTAAAAAAATGAAGTTATTTTATTCATTTATTTTTGAAAAATTAGGCAAGGCTCCAGTTTCATACCTTTCCCCATAACTGATGAAAGAGTTAATTGTATTGTATCTACGTGAGTGAAGCCGACCCTTTCCGCAACTTTAATTGTACTTCCCACTATTGTTTTATGTTTTGATGTATTTGCTATATTAATAATCATATACTTCTCATCCTTTAATCCGTAATAACCATTTTCAAATGATTGAAATAAAAATTCATTTACCCAGCTGTCTAATGTAGGAAATTTTATATAACTTTGTGTTGGTTCATCACTATATTTCTCAGTGTCGAAATATGGTGGTGATGTAAAAACTAAATCTAATATATCAGGATCTGTTCTGTATGTTTCTGACCCACACTTATATATATCAACTTTTTTCCCTAAATACGAAAAATCTTTTTTCATTTCTAATAGACCTTCGTATGCTCTGGTGGATGGTTCAGTACCAATATAATGTTTGGTATTTGATGATGCTAAGAACCCCAATAGTCTGCCGCCCCATCCAGAGCTAAAATCCCTAATGACTTCTCCACCGTATTTTTCATAAATCATCTTTGCAGCTGTTGGTCTAAAATTAGATACTGATTGTGTACCTGTATAAATTTTTATTGACTGACGTAATCTGTTTTCGTGAAACTTATTATGGGTCCGTATTCCCTCACCACTCCAATGTTTTATTTGCCAGGTCCAACACTTTTTGATTGTTGCCTTGAACTTCTTATCATCATTGAAAGTTTCCATTGGGGATTTCATAGAGTTCCCACATTGAATTTCCCAAAAATATGGGAAGTAGGACCAGGCTAACCGTAGAGCATGCATAGTCTGGATGATTTTCTTGTCCTCAAATATAGTGGTTGTGTCGAATTTACGCAGTTTTCTCATATGAGAATGCTTCTCATCTTCTCGTATTTTGTAGTGAGGGAAACCGTGTTTTCTATAATACTTGAAAATGACTTCTACGCCGTAATCAATATCTACTGTATCTATATTATTTGTAACTCTCTCAAACTCTAAATCATCTTCATCAAACTCGAAAAAATTACCGAGTGTTGAGTAATTTGTTCGGCTCACGGTAGGTTCAGTTTTTTCAGTTCTTTTGTATCCGCTCCGTATTTCTGGAGAATAGTTTTGAGATTTGCCTTGTTCTGTTCGGTTGCATAGAATACTTCTAAATATTCGTGTGCTTCTTTAAGACTTGATTCATAGTACTTTGCTACTATTTCTAATAACCATTTTGGATGTTTCATACTCTTTTTACCTTTTGTGTATTTCAACCATTGCTTACCCTTTGGTAATATATTGGTATATAACTTGTATAACTCTTGTGGTCTTAAATTATATTTTTGGAACTCATTTACTATATCTACCCATTCCATTTTCATAGATAGGAAGCGATGTACCATATAATTAGACCAATTTTTCTTTTCTTTATCATTGAGCGTATCCCAATAACCTTTTGTTTGTTTTCCTGTTATATGATTTATGTGGTCAAACAGTGTTTTTGTTTTCATATATATAACTATTAATGTTTTATCTTAAAATTTAATTTATTTTATCACTATATTATATTTTCAAATAAAGTTTTCATTGTTTCCTTTTAACAACCATTCTTCATCTTCTAACCTTTTCTTTCCTCTACTAATAAGTAGTTGTAATTCTTCACTGGATAGATTATTTTTTTCTAATGTACCACCAAGTTTTTTCATCAGAATCTTCAAAAATTCATCATTAAATTTTGTGGTATCAATAGTTGAATCAACTTCCCATAGACCACCAACCACATCACTAACATCTCCACCATCAGGTTCAAATGATGGTGTTTTAAGTACATTATTAATATCCAATTCTTTAACTTTAGTTGCTAATTTAGAATCAAACTGATAAGTTATAGTTCCAACAGTTACATGACAATTATTTATAACCTCATAACTACAACCGAAGAATTTTTTTTGTTTATTCCTTATTTTAAAAAATATATCATTACGACCATTCCAGAAAGTTTCAATTCCAAATTTAAAACAACATTCTCGTACCGCTTGTAAGAATAATGGTTTTACATCACGAGAAAAATATAAAATAAAATTAAAACAATTAGGACCTTCTATCCAATATGCCAGTTTATCATCATCTATGTTATCTGGATCTTCGTAAACTCTTACTATCGGATATTCTATTTCTCCATTAAAAAATGATGAAATATCTAATTCACTATTTCCAAAAAAAGCTACAATATGTTTTTTTGATGAAAATTTTATAACTGTAGGACAATTTGTATCAATTAAATTTCCATACTCCCAAACTGAACTATATATGTCGGGAGTAAGACTTCCTAAATTTAAATATTTAATCTCATTGGTCATACGCGGTCTGTTTTTCTTTATAAATCAAGAAGATACCACCTGAAAGTAATCCCAAACCTAATAGTTGATATACTGATGGTGCCGTGTCTAAAAAGAAATAGGCGATTATTACTGCAAAGAATGAACCAAAACAAAGTTCACCAACTCCTGCGTTACTGGCTCCAATGTATTTAATTGCTGTCCAATAACATAAGTATGCAATATAACTGGCCACTATAGCAATATAGAGAATTGCCAATAGATTATGAGTGGTTAGTTGTGAAATTGTAGTTGCTGGTGATTGTAATAATGAAGTATAAACAAACACTTGTAGAAAATCGTAGAACACGATAGTAAGTGGTTTATATTTCTTCATTATAGATTGTCCTACTAACAAATATCCAACCCATGCTGCAACTGCCACTACACATAACAATACACCAGATGTAGTCAATGCTTCAGTTGAAAATGTGGGTAGAAATTCAATTGCAAACAATGAACCAACCGTACCCAACCCTACTGCTATTTTTCTCTTAGTACTGAACTTCTCTCCATACAAATACACGGCAACAAGTGCCAGTACAAATGGATAAAAGTAAAAGATACCATAGATAACTGGAATATTAGGATCCAGATATTCCCAACCGAACCAATATGTAATCAAATGGACGGCAAGAAATGCACCATTGGTCAAAAATCGTTTTATATCTTGTTTTTCCACAAGAAACAGATTTTCACCAGTTCTATATTTTTGAAATAAGATGGTTACACCAAACAAAATAGTTGCTATCAAGAACCTTGTAGATAACAAAGTAACTGGACCTGCACCCTCTGCAAAGATATAACTACCTGTAACCTCAAGACTTGACCATGCAAGAATTGAACCGAATAATATCATTATTCCTTTTGTAAAATTATTCATTTTTACTATCTCCTAACTTTAGAATACCGAGGTCGGCATTTATTTTAAAAGTGATATCACCTTCACCACTAAACTCTGCGGATAAAAAACTACCAGGATACTCTCCATCAAAAGTCCACATAACCCCATAAAGTGGTTTTGCATCTTTATTAGGAAAACTCTCATATCCCGCAAGTAAATTTAACCCATAAAGTCCAGGTTTAATAACTGCTCGAGCGAAATAATACTCATCACTCAAACTATACTCAGCGATATATTCTATCTTATCATTTAATCCACTAACATCAATGGATTGTCTTTCTTGATTATCAACTGAAAGTGCTACGAATTGATTTGCTACTTCATATGATACACGAGCAGAAGCGTAATCACTCCAAATGTGATTTATATCATCACCGAAATAAGTTTCAAGATAACCTTTTTCACCAAGTGCACCATAGACACTAACTCCCCTACCGAGAACCAACTCACCAACATCCCAACTCGTTTGATAAGTAAACATATCTCGTCTTGTCAAATCAAGATATGGTAAATTAGAACCATATGGTATTAACTGCTGTCCAAATCCAATATTAAATTTACCACCATTGGCTACACTATACGGTTTATAAAATAATTCTTCAACATATATTTTTTCATCGTTCCACGTAGGACCAAAGAAAAATGTTGCGAACCATTTTGAGTCATCACTTTTTACATACGAAAAAAGTATTGGTTTACTAAACGATACAGAGTCTCCAACTTCAACATATCCAATAACCGAATTTTTGACCGTGATTGATGATTGGGCTGATAATACTGAAACCATTCCAAGTATCATCAATAACCTTACTATTTTATTCATTATAACTTCTCCTTATTATTATATATATATATCATATTTCATATCCAAATTCCAACATTTCTTTGTAAAACTTTTTTTCAATTCTCTTTCGTTGTTTTTTAGTGAGAATGTCTTTCCAATTTTGGTGTTTAAAATATTCTTTACTCATTGGGTAACTGGCCTCTTTATTCAGTTTTACCATCTTACTAAATGATGTACTTTCAATACACTTTTTAATTTTATCTTCATCATATGTACCACATCCCACATCATCAGTTAAAAATTTAATAATTTTAGAAAAATATTTAAAACTATCTTGTAATAAATCTTCATATCTAACAACTATTCCAGGATAACCATCCTTTTCTCCGTGTTCTTTCCAAGACATATAATTGTTATACCAATTTAATCTAAATTCTGGAAAATCATCTTTTTCAGATATATTCATACCATCAGTTGTTATATGGTCTATAGCATTATCAATACTAACTTCCATATATCTGGAATAAGAAATAACCACATCTCTTGGATCCCTAATTATATTAATATAACCAGCAGCCTTTGTGGCATCTATAAATAAATTACCATTAAGAGTGCCATTCTTATTATGAGTTGTAAGAAACTCAAAATTTAAATCAGGATCACCATGAGTCCACTCCATTTGTTGCTGGGCTCGTTGCCAATATTCTACAATTCTTTCTTTTTTTTCATCAATCTTTGATTTATATTTTCCGAAAAAGGTATCACACAAAAAATGTGGTGTTTTATCTATCAACATTTTTAAATAAAACTCTCCATCTTCTGTAAAATAATAAGCTCCTAAAAAACTTCTCACCCAAGCAGTCCCACTCCGAGGATAAGTTGTAATCCATATAATTTTATTATTATTTATTGGCCTTTTTTTAAAATCAGGCTGAAGATTTACTACTGTTTTTTGTTTCCACAATCCATGTTTTTTCAATGATTCAATAATTAAAAATGAATTTTTAGCATCGAATCCAATAAAAAAATCATCTCCTATTTCTACTATTGGAACAGCAAATGAATGAGTTTTTTTAAACATTCTTCGTCTTTCTTCTCTATTCGTAACTACATCAATTTCTTCATATTCCAAAGATTGATTAGAAAGTAATTGTTTAACCATATTGCAACCGGGACAATTTTTTATTTTTGATGATGTAAATAACTTTATTTTTGTAACCATTTTTTCCTTATAAATTAGTTTACGGAAATTACATGGAATTTGTACATATTCCCTTTGATATCCACCATGAAGTGTTGTTACAAACAATACTACCTTTTAGCGTGGTATAAGAAGGAGCGTGGTTCAAATTGTTGCTCTGTGCTGAGTAATAATAACAGGCTGTAGGGGCGCTAGGATAGTGCACAGTCCATGAATATCCATACGTCAGCCAATTGAGCCAGGGCGGAGCCGCACATGCCACATTATGCATTATCACTCCGTTAGCATAATAATAATCCTGGGGTTCAACATTAAGTTCGTGAATAGGAAACACCTGTGTTGAAGATGAAACAACCGAAAAACTTGTTATCTTTAATGGTTGTCCGTCCTCACCTGCCAAATAATCTCCAACCGACAACTCTATTGTTGGTTTAAATTTCCATTTATTTTCACTTCCGCTAGTCAAAAGGTTTGTAAATGTACCAAATTTCTTATCACCATTTATTACGGTATATGAATCTGTATATCTATCAGCCCACTTTTCGGTGACCTCAACATTTGATTGGGATGGTATTGACAAGCTTGAAGTTTCCCAAAGTTTCCACAAATAATTACCACACTTGTTAGCGTACCCATCCGATTCATCGGGTAACCCACTAATATTACGGACTTTTAAGAACGACCCTGTAACTACATTTTCTATGTTTGTATAACTGTCATCAGACATTAATACTTGACTTCCTGTCATAGCACCCTTTCGTGTAATAGTAGTAGTTGCATAAGAACCCGAATCACCTGATAAAATATAATGAGGTAATTGAGTTTGAAAAACATTCACATCCGCTGTAATTGAACCACGTGGTTGTAAAAAAATATTTTCTTGTGGAGTCAGCATCACAATGCCCCTCACCTCGGAATAATAGGCTCCATTATAATTTAAATCGGGTTGGATAAACTCCTCACAATAAGATTGAGAAAGTAAATAATCTTTATTATCATCCGTTATATCATAAAACTGAAAAGAATTCATAAGTAAAGTTTGATAATCTACTGTGGGGTCTTTAATAAGTACATCTGGAACACCAACACCATTAGAAAATCCATCAGGTAAATCTGCCATTTTTCTTGGCATCAAAGATTCAATTCCAGATGAAGATGCGAAATTCCTAAATTCTCTTTTATCCGATGCTAAATAATCAATAGGACTTGCAGAATCAAATCCAAATCGTAACACAAAAGTAGTATTAGGAACATCAAAATCTGGTACCGGAGTAGGATAGGAGGGCTGAACATAAATACTTGATGTAAACCCATCTATGTCCAAACTGGCTGTTATATCACCCACTAAGTTCAAAGATGGTATAACAGTTCCTTCTTCATTTCGTGTAACCAAAACTATAGTGTCATAATTATTTGCTTTCCACCAAGTAACTGCACTATCTAAAAAATTAGTTTCAGGTGGAGTTTGAATATTCGTGTTAAGTTCTAATAACTTTAATGATCCACTTGAAGGGACCCAATCATATCCGGCAATTACTCCATAATTATCACCCTTTCCCGACCAATATTCAGGATTACTTCCTGTTAAAAAGGGAGCGGCAGCTTGCAAAGACTGAGTTACAATAGAACTACTATAATTATTAAAACTAAAATAATTTAATTTCATTTAATTTCTTCCCAATTACATTTTTTAAATACATTTATGCTTTTTATATTCCACCCATCTACCATACTATAAATATCAATTTTCTTCTTATTTACCAAATTTGTAATTGAATATATTAATTGCTCTCCATATCCCGTATTTCTATAATCTTTATGTACATATAAATTACAAAGTTCATTTTCTATGATATTAAACCAAACCCACCCCACGATTTTATTATTTATTTCTAAAATATTAAAATACCATCCATCTTTTAATCGTTGTTTTGCATCTTCCATCGACCACATATCTTCCCAATTCAATTCTACTTGAAATTCATCTAGAGCCCGTTTTAATTTTTCTTCATCTAATTCAAAAACTTGATTTATTTCTGGTATAATGTCAACTTCTTTATAATTTATTAAATCCGGTTTAAATTTAATCATTTATTGATGTCCAATTCATATTCATAGATAGAAAACGGTGAACCATATAATTGGACCAATTTTTCTTTTCTTTATCATTGAGCGTATCCCAATAACCTTTTGTTTGTTTTCCTGTTATATGATTTATGTGGTCAAACAGTGTTTTTGTTTTGGTCATCTACAAATCTAATCTGGAAAGTGAATCATCTTTAGGCTCTTCTTCTATTCCACTACCTTCTAAAAATACCTTTGGGACTTTTCCGCATTGGCCACATGAGTATACTTGGATCGGAACGAGTGCTTCTTGTCCGGTGGGTGATAGGATTGCAGATATTCTCTTTATTATGTGTGAAGTAATAAATAGATAATTTCCACAATCATCACATTTTATTGTGTCTGCCTTTGTTAAATCAACCTTTTGTTGAATCTGTTGTGGTGGTTTTCGTTTAGCCATTTTGTAACTCCTCTAATGTAACCATTTCAACTCCGTGTTTCTGAACTACACGAGTTGTACATTTCTGTGCAAATTGTATTGCACTTTCTATGTTATTTGTTTCTAAATATTCCTTAACAAGTCCAGCTATAAATGTATCACCTGCCCCACTAACATCTTTAACTGGAACTTTTTCTACTGAAAATACTTTATCTTTATATCTACATCCATTACCTCCAAGTGTAACTATAAGTTTATCATCAAATCCTTCTTCAGATAGTAGTTCGTGATTTTTCTGATATTCTAACTCGTTTATTTTTATGAAATCTGCACACTGTATCCACTTACCAAGTTTTTTCTTTGTATCTACAAATACATTATTATTATTTTCACAAATGAATTGTATATCTTCTTCTTCTAAAAATCCCTTACAGTAATCTGAAATAATGATTGCGTCAAGCTTGGTTTTGTGTCCAAATATTGGAGTAAATGAATTATCTACTATGCCACTTAGTATTTTCTTATCTATTCTATCACAATAATCATGTTCATCAACTCGTAATACCATTTGATTTGACCGACTATCCACGTAACGCTTCTTCACAATACTAGTTTCATTTGTAAGTGAATATACAGTCATTTCTAATGATTCAACATTATTCACCACATTTTTAGACATTCCTTCATTTTTAGTTTCATGTGTTGGAACAAATATTGGAACTGGGGCCTCTGGACTTATTCTATGTATATCACCGTATATAAACACATCTAAGCATTTATCTCCAATGACTAAAACATTCATATTATTCTATCACATCCATTATTCTGGATTCTTTTGCTGATTTTACTTCAAATGAAAATGGTGAATCTTTTAACCACTCATGTGCTTTGGTTTCTGCGATACTTACTGAATCACATTCTACCAAATAATTCCTACGGACTTTCTTTTCTTTTGATCCGTTTTTTGTTTGTATTTCTTCTATAAAAACTACCTGTACTTCGTAATAACTCATTTTTGTAACTCCTGTTTATTTTATTATATTTAATATATTAATCATTGTTGCCATAAAATTTATTTCTCTATCCACGATGTTTTTTTCTCTAAACTGACCTTCAGCCAGTTCTAATATACATTCCGCGACATGACCACTCGCCCATGAATCCAGTTCATCAAATAGTAATCTGAACATATCAGCAAATTCTGTAACTTGGGTGTCTGCTAATAATTGTCGTATATTCTTAAATGCGCTCTTCTTATCTTGTGACTTTAGTATTTCTAATAATTTTAATTTGTAATCATTTTCAACCATACTACGTTTATCAACAGTCAATTTACCATTTATAGATTGCTGTTGGACTGAATTGATTATTCGTCTAATGTCTGGATACCCACTATTAACGTTCAATACTATGTCCTCTACGTTGTATTCTATTTCTTCCTTATCCAATATACCCTTTATATGTACTGCAATTTCTTTTTTGGATGGTGGAATTATCTGAAATGTTTGACATCTACTTTGGATTGGATCAATTATTCGTTCTACATAATTACAGGTTAGAATAAACCGAGAATGTTTACTGAACGTTTCCATTAGATTTCGTAGTGCTGCTTGACCTTGTGGGGTGACGAAATCACAATTATGTGTAAGTGTTTCTGTTTTACCTATTACGAAATTATGATTACCGTCAACTGACAAGTCATACACGTGCTGGGTGTCTTTTAATTTTTTTATAGATTTAATCTTTATCTTGTTCACTATAACCTATTCCCACATACATTTTATTTAATTGTATTTTGTTATTATCAATAAATATTTCTGAATTTATATAATCCATAATATTATTTTCATTTATCCACTTGAATTTATATCCACTCACATCACAATGTTTTATTAAGCTGTCTATTTTTTTTGTTTGTTTTAAGAAAAAACTTCTTGGTTTTATTTCATACAATATCTTTGTATCTTTATCGTAAAAATCACCCATATAAACTCTACCATTATCCGTTTTTTTAGTTCTACATTCCTTACTTTCATATTCTAAATGTTGATTACTATACCAAAAACAAGCTTCCCACGAATTCCTAAACTTTTTAACTTTACCATTAACTTCTATTATAGCATCCCAATGTGTAAATGTATTTGTTATTGGTGGTGTAAATTCACCATTGGAAATCTTTTCTCTCATCAACTTTGAGTTTAATTTTGCATTTCTTTTTATATTAGCCTTACCCTTTTCAGTCTGGTTAAACTCTTTCATCTTTTTAGAATTGTGTTTTCCAAGTTGTGTATAAAATTGTTTAGCTTCATCCGATTGTAACCATTTTTTCTTTGTATGTTGTATCTTTTTAGCAATTTTTATATTATCTCGTTTTCGCATCCATACTCTATTACCGACACACTGATTACAATATTTTCCATTATTTTTTGTATGAAATCTAGAATCACAATGTTCACATTCTTTCAACCTACCTATTTTTTTACATTCATAACATAACAATTGATTCGACGCTTTAGCTACATAATCTTTACCACAACTGTCACAAATCTTATCATAATAATGAACTCCACCAAGGCCATTTCTATTTGCGGCATCTCTTAACTTTTGCCTTGTAGATTTTTTTATACTCATTTAACATCTCCATTGTTCATATATAAATATAACCAACTTGTGTTTTTCGAGTAAAAAAATCTAACTATGGTGATAAAATATGATTATAGTTATCCAACTGATTTGTTTTAACTACAATTGGATTACCATTTTTATCTTCGACGTACCATTTATGATCTTCAGTGCAAACAACTACTTCACCATTTTCAAGTTCAATCTCATACACCTCTTGTTCACCCTTATCCCACAAGTGGAATGGTCTCCACTGCCATTCTTCTTTTTCAACATTCCAAGATTTAACTAAATCATTGTTTTCATCAACATCTTTTATCGGAACTTGAATCTGTTCCCCATTCGATAATACAGTAACTAATGTATTTTCATCCAAACACTCATCAAGTACGACCACCTTTAAATCTTTAAATCCAATAGTTGATACGAATCCTTTTATTTTATTTCTAACAGAATCTACACTATTTTCATCACTCGCATTTATGTAAATATAGTCACATTCAATACTATTTGAGAGTATTTTTGCGAGAGTTGTCTTACCGGTTCCAGCTGGACCAAATAATAGTAAGTGTGGGATGTCTCCACTTTCCAAATAAACCCTTACCTTTTCCTTTAGGTGGTCATTACCAATGTAAGTGTCAAGATTAGTGGGCCGATATTTTTCTACCCATAGGGTATGTTCAGTTTGCATTTTTTAATTCCTGTAAATATTTATTAAATTCTTCTTCAAAATCTTTTGATGACATTTTATTTTCTGAGAATCCACCTTTGAGATGAGTTAGAAATGGTTTATCCTTATAGAAATATGTATGTAACGTATCTTCCGTTTCCCAATTTGGATTATCATAATAGGGACCCAAATGAAGATATTTTAAATCGTTTTCAAGACAATAGATAGTTGCACCATGATTTGTATCACCATATCTCCAGTCTATATCATAAATATCAAAAAACTTTCTCTTAGACAAGAAAAAATACGCATCTGCAAATCCAATCTTTTTAGTCTTTATATATCCACCATTTTCTGGTCTTATTATTACTGGTTGTTGCGAATATTCCTTAATATATTTATCTAAAAAATCTTTATTTAATAAATAAGTTGAAATCCATATTTTTTTGTTATCAACTGAAATATATTCAAGTTCTTCTTCTTCTATTTGTTCAATCATCTCATCTATACAATCTTGATGATAAAAAGTATCATTGTGTTGTAATACAACATATTCTCCTTTTGCCTCTTGTACTCCTAAATGAAATGCCACAGATACCCACATAGTTAAACAACCAAGATTATCCAAACTTGCCTGAATATCTTTATGATTCATA